TCTCAAAGCCATCAGGCGATGCTGACAAGGCGCTGTCGTATTGCTCAAAATCCGCGGTTGACATGATCTACATGCTGCAGCGTTGGAAGAAGCTGCAAAAGCTGAAGACGCCGTTCATCCTGCAGAAGTTTGTCGACGGTATCGAGATGGCAGTGGGCGGCTGGTTCGGACCCGCGGGCTTCAACGCCGGCTGGTGCGAGAATTTTGAATTTAAAAAACTGATGAACGACGACATGGGAGTGGCGACCGGCGAGCAGGGCACTGTGTTGCGCTTTGTGCGCAACTCAAAGCTGGCGCGCAAGGTACTGGCTCCCCTGGTCGACGCTTTGCACGCTATCAATTACGTTGGGTACATTGACGTAAATTGCATCATCGACGAAAAAGGTATACCGTGGCCGCTGGAGTTCACGATGCGACCGGGCTGGCCGACCTTCAACATCCAGCAGGCGGTACACGATGGCGACACGGTACAATGGCTGCACGATCTATGGCATGGCAAGGACGCGAGGAATTGGGTTATGAACGGAGTGGCGGCTGGCGTCGTCGTCTCCATACCCGACTATCCGTACTCGCATCTGACGAGGAAGGAAGTGACGGGCGTACCGCTGTACGGGATACCCGAGGAAGTTTGGTCGCACGTTCACCCCTGCGAGATGATGATGGGGACGGCGCCAGAGCAGATCAGGGGCAGGTTCGTGGAAGTGCCCAAGATGGTCACGGCGGGGGATTACGTGCTGGTGATGTCGGGTACGGGGCACGATGTACGGACAGCGATCGAGACCGTATACCGCCGCTTAAAGACATTGCACATGCCCAACTCCCCGATGTATCGAACGGATATCGGACGACGGCTGAAGAAGCAGCTGCCCGCCTTGCAGGCGATGGGCTACGCGACCGATATGGGGTACTCGACACCTCTACTCAGCTTGAGCGCGTAACCGCGAAAGCCTTGAACGAGGGTGAAGCCATCCTCGATCGAGAATTGGATTTTGAGAGCGAAGAAACTTTCGGCCCGGTACTGCGTGCAAAAACGTCGGTCATCACTTCAGTCCTGACGACTCAGGCGAAGGTAGATGAGACGCGGCTGCGGCGTCAGTCGCTCGATCGCCTGCCGGCATTGCTGAAGCTGGTGGAGGAAACGGCTAAGAGGTTGCCCGCTCCGGTGACGCTCGATGCTGAAGCTCTGTGACCGACGCCACCAACCCCGACATGCAAGGCTGCTGTGCGTTCAACTCGATGCACATCACCTGCGCGCCGGGGATGTCGGTGCCCGCCGATAACGTGATCTGACGTCGCGGGTTGGTGATGATCTCGTTGTCGGTGAGGATCTGGATCACCATCCGCGGCGACAGCTGCCGCTCGACCGCCCACTTGCGAAACACACTCTCGGAAATGAACACCCGGCGCGTAGCCAGCTCGAATCGCACCGACAGCCGGTTGTGAGGTTTCAGGATCGGCACCATCGGCATCTGTTTTGGTTTGAATTTGTCGGCGACCACCAGGGTCTCGCCGTAGTGGGCGTTGATGAACTCTCCGAGCGCACCGATCGCGGCCTCCAGCGGCACAGCAGCAACCGGCGTCACCGTCCCCACGTTGCCCGGCCGCGGCAGTTCCTTCATCAGCCACTCGATAATGCGCGCGGTCTGGAAATGCAGGATGCCCAGTTTGTTGACGATCGCTGATGCCACCGCGATAGCGCCGATCGCGCGCACCCGGAACCGATGGGCGCTATCAACTTTTGTTACATCATAGATGTCCTGGGTCCACTTCTGCAGTGCGCCACGCACCCACGTCAGCACTGCGGGGTCCATCAGGTAACGCAGGTAAGCATCTCCCGCGTGGCCGGCGTTGTCGCTCAGCACGCGTTTGAGCCGGTCGCCTTTGGTCTTGTCGATCGACTTCGGCAGCGCCGACGACAGCTCCAGCACCCGGAAGGCCGGGGCGTCCACGCCATCGCCTTGCAACTGGTCGATCAGGGAGTTGTTGGCGGCCGACAGCATGATGGTTTGCCAGTTCGCCTTGGTGTGTCGGATGGTACCATCAACCATACCCCGCATGCGATCCCGTCCTTCAGTGAACATGACGACCATTCGCCGTATATATTCTGGATCTTTATCTCGTAGCTCGTCGTAGATGACAGGGAGGTTAGCAAGTGTTCCAATAGCGATCGGTTTGCTGACACGGGTGTCCTCGTTGGTGAGTGATAGCCCCTCCTTGGTGCCCCACACCGTCCAGGCGCCGGTCAGCGCCGTGGTCTTGCCCATGCCACTGCCGGGGGTGAACATGTGGATGATGGCGCCACCTTCGTCCTGCGACTGGAAGCGCATCAGGGGCGCGGCAAAGCTCGCCAGCACGATCGCGGAGTATGCCTCCATGTCCGAGGCGAACAGCGAATCTGCGGCTTCGGTCCACGCTTCCAGACTGCCGCCCTTGCGGGGGCCGATCCATTGTGAGCGGACCGCGACTTCCTTGGCGCCGATCGCTTCCACCGGCCCAGCTGAGGTGTAGAGCATCTTGCCGTAGAGAAAGGATTGATCATCGTTCTTCCAGCCGAACTGATCGTAGCGCACCAAGGTCTCGTTGTCGGCATGAAAGTCGTCCACGGCGTGCCTCACATAGTCCATAAAAGATTTCGCATCGTGTATCACGACTCCCTTGCCGGCCAGCTCGGAGATGCCGCCGTTGCCGAAGATGGTTTTGGCGTCAAGGATAACATCGGCCCAACCTTCCTTGGGGAGAAATTTTGTGAATTTGTAGCTGTACGATGTGGCGTCCAGCTCCGAGGTTTGCACGCCTTCCAACCGCACCGCGCTGGACACCAGGCTTTCGGTTATCGATCCGTCCGGTTCTTCCTGCTTGGCGTAGAGTTTTCCGTCGCGTTCGATGTAGCGGCCGGTAATGCGCGGGGCATCGAGAGTCAGCGCAGTGCGCAGTCCCCGAGGTTGTCCTGCCCCCACTGGCACGCTGATCGGGGAGTTGATTTTTTGCCAGAAGGGGCAGCGTTCGCAGGTGGCCGGTTCGAGAGAGTGGAATTTTTTGCAGGTGGTGGCGCCAGATAACGCCAGAGCGCGAACGAACTTATGATCAGTAGCATCGCGATTGTAATCTGGATAATCGTTCGCCGACCACTCATGCGCCTTTACCTCTCCGTCTTCGCATCGGGCGAGAACACCAAGACAAGCGTACCAGAGGGGTTCTGAAAGATTTCCGCTCGTCCTAAAAGCAGCAAGCTGTTGGCAGGAATTTGCGATATCGTCCGCGTACACGGCGGCGTAGGCGTTTCCGCTTTCGATGCGACCAATGATGCTATCCGATCGGCTGCGGTCAGCAGGACGGTGCAATACAACGGACTTTTGGTGGTCAGCGCCAAGGCTCGCAAATTGGTCGACAGGAAATCGTCGGAGAGTTGCTGCATCGTATCTGACAAATTGCTCTCCCTCTTTCCTGTTGTGTGTTCCCGGCGTTCGTAAGATAGAAGCTATGTCGGAGGTGCGCGCTGGATCAGCTTGCAATCCATGGCTTGCGCATAAACGCTTAAGCCCTGTTGAATAGTCATTCCATTGATCTGGTGACAGGGATTGTTCCAACGGCCAGTAACAATGCAGCCCATGACCAGAATCGACAAACAAAGGGCTAGGTATATCGACGCTGCCAGCAAAACGTACAACCGCTTCTGCCGCTGCCTGCTTGTCGGGGTACTTCTTTGGTCCGTCTCCGCAGTCGATGTCGAGCCAGAGGGAAGCTGCTCCCATTGCATTTGTCTGTTTACGTGATCCGGTATCCCGAAATGACGCGCAGGCATGGTAGACCGTCCTTCCCTGTCGATCTTCTCGAAGTAGAACATCGGCCAGTTCCTCGATAGTCTCGACAAATACCTGACGCGGCTTGTCGATCCCCGGCCGGGGTTTTGCATTGGTAAAAATGACCGCGCAGTAAAACCCTTCAGGCGGTAGCACGCATGTCAGGAACGCGATAGTTTCGTTCCGCGTCATCGCGCATCCCCCGGACGTGTTTTTCTCGTTCTCGCCAGCTGTAGTGGTCGGGAACCGGCCAGTACCGGGTGCGCTCGCGGATGCTCCACTCCAGCAGCGTCAGCCGTTTTTCGGCTAGCCGCGCGGGCGG